CTAGTAAAGAAAATTTAATGTCATCATTAGCAAAAAAAGGTGAGCCTATAAAAGGGGATTTTACTTATGAACCAGGATCTCATTATGATAAAAAAGATTTTGGAACTGGTAATATAAATACTAAATCTGGTAAAGCTAAAATTACAAAAACAAAACCTAAAAGCAAAGGTGGTAAAGTAAAAATGGACAGAAAAGTACCTACTAAATTTTAAATTATGAGTAGCCCATTAAAGATAGGATTAGGAAGCCTTTTAGGTGTAGGTGGTGTACTAGGTAAACCGCTTATAGAAGGTTTTAAAAATAGAAAAGAGCACGGCGGTGGTTTAGCTGGTATTGTTAAAGGGACTGGAGAAGAACTAGGTTTTGGCGATAAAGATAAAGCATTGAGTGAAATAAATTCTAAACTTGATAAGTTATTAAATGAAGATGAAGAAATGAATAATCCAGCACAAGATCCATCATTAACTCCACCTGCGCCATTTGCACCTGCAACTCCATTAAACTTTAAAGAATTTATGACAAGTACTACACAAGATCCTGCAACAAACGGAACTGGTAGTGCTAATCCTGTATTTGGTGATGTTAGACCAATGTCAGTAGCAGATCCTAATATAAATACAAAAGGATCATTATTTAATAAACAACAAAATTTTTAACTATGCCAAGTATAGGAGAATATCAAAAACCAGCTGGAGTAGATATAAGTCCAGCTCAAAAACCATTAGGTAAAAGAGTAATGATCTCTAGAGACAGTACTATTAAATCTACGTTAGAAGTAGATAATTGCACATATAAAGGTAATGCTGTTTTAAACGCAAACAAATGATGTCTGTGCAAGATTTAAGGTTGTACTTTATGAATGCTACATCCTTTACTATAGCTAGTTTAAACTGGTTAGAACCAGCTTTAGAAATTATACTACTTTTAGTTACCATAGGTTATACTGTTAATAAATGGCATAAACTTAGAAAATGAGAAGTATAAACGAAATTATAATACATTGCTCCGCCACTAGAGAAGGTCAAGACATATCTGTAGATACTATAAAAAAATGGCATGTTGAAGGACGTGGTTGGTCAGATATTGGTTATCATTTTTATATTGATATTAATGGTAAAATATGGAAAGGTAGAGATATTGATCGCACTGGAGCTCATTGTAAAAATCATAATAGAAATTCAATAGGGGTGTGTTATTGCGGAGGTGTTGAGGCTGACGGTAAAACACCAAAAGACACAAGAACAGAAGCGCAGAAAGAAAGTCTATTACATGTACTTAAAACATTGATGGCTATGTTCCCGCTTGCTACCATTTATTCACACAACGAGTTTGCTAACAAAGCATGCCCGTCATTTGATGCAACCAATGAGTACAAAGATCTCTGAAAACACAAATATACAACTTGATTTAAAAACTGTAGTAGCAATAATAATGGTAACAGCCTCTTTTGTAGGTATGTATTATACATTGCAAGCAGATATTGAAGAAGCTAAAAAATTACCACCTATTGAAGTTACTCGTCTAGAGTATGAATTAAAAGAAGAGTGGAACGAAAAAATGATTTTACAACTTAAAGATCAAGTTGAAATGTTAGAGGAAACTAGTAATATATTAAAAGAAGAAATAAAAATAACATCAGCAATGTTACAAGATGGTACAGAAGCTGATGGTAAATTTGAAGAACTTCAAAAACAACTAGAAGAATTAGAAAATAGAAAGCCTAAAACAACTGTAATAGTTAAAGAGGTTACAGTAGATAAAAAAGGTAGAAAACTATAATTATGGGATACGTAAGTCACGCACAAAGAAAAGCTGTACATGCTAGCAAAGCAGATGGAGGTAAAGGTAATCCAAACAAGAAAAAATCACCTGCTAAATTTAAGAAAAAAGAAAAAGATAAAAATAAAACTATTAACTTAGTAGGTGGAAAAGCTTATGCATCAAGTAAACAGCGTTTTGATAAAAAAACAAATAAGCAAAAAAAACATAGTCCTGTTAAAGCTAAAAATTTAGAAGAAGTAGCTGAACAACTTGAAGGAGCAGTTAAAGCTCATGGTAAGCAAGCTAAAGCTGTTAAAAAACATATAAAACAAATGAAAGATAGCCCAGCTAAAGCTGCAATATCTGGACCTTGTAAAGCTGCTGCAAAAAAGAAATTTAAAGTATGGCCAAGTGCTTATGCTAGTGGCTGGGGCGTAAGGTGTACTAAAGCTGGTGGACCAAGTAAAATGGGTAAAGGTAATAGAAAGAAAAAGTAATGGCTTTTACTTTAAAATATAAAAATACTCCATCTCCACTACAATGTTGGAAAGGCTATGAAAGAGTTCCTGGCACGGAAAAAGGTGCTAAAGGTAGTTGCAGAAAATCACCACTTAAAAAACAAAAAGGCGGTGGTACTACTAAAACTTGTTTGCCAGCTTCTAAAATAAGAAGTTTATCATCTGAAAAAAGAAAAGAACTTGTTAGTGCTAAAAAATCTGCAGGTGCTAAAGGTAAATATAAAAGATCATCTAAAACAAACGTAAAAGGAGCTCGTAAAAAAGGAGCTACACTTAGAGACTGGTTTGAAAAAGAAGATTGGAGAAGAGTTGATGATCCAAGTAAAAAATGTGGTGAATAAATAGACTATGTATATTCAAGATAAAAATCCATTTTTAAAAACAGGTGAACCTAGAAAAACTACTAAAGGTAAAGGAAGAAACTTCAGGACTGTTGAGGAAGGTGCTGGCATGACTAAAAAAGGTGTAAAAGAATATAGACGTAAAAATCCAGGTAGCAAACTTAAAACAGCTGTAACTGGAAAAGTTAAACCAGGTAGTAAAGCTGCTAAGCGTAGAAAATCTTTTTGTGCAAGATCAAGAGGTTGGACAGGTGAAAGAGGTAAAGCAGCTAGACGCCGATGGAAATGTTAATTTTATGGAATCAAAAGGATTAGGCGATACAATAGAAAAATTTACAAAAGCAACGGGTATAAAAAAATTAGCTGATAAAATACCTGGAGGTTGTGGATGCCACAAAAGAAAAAATATATTAAATCATTATTTTCCTTACAATAATAAGTAATATGCCGTTTAAATTAAAGCAATCAAATATAGTTTCTAGTGCTCCTATAAACAAAATAAAAATGGAAGACGGTGTTTTAGGTAAAGCCAATAGAGATGGTACTATAGACATTAATAAAGATATTACAGATCCTCAACAAGAGCGAGAAGTTATAGAGCATGAAAAAATGCACTTAGAACAAATGCAAAGAGGTGATTTAGACTATGATGACAAAAATGTTTATTGGAAAGGTAAAACTTATCCAAGATCTAAAATGAATGAAGGTGCTAAAAATTTACCTTGGGAAAAAGAAGTATATGATAAAACAGAAAATATGGAAAGTGGTTTTAAATTAAAAGGCCATAGAGGCAACATGGAGCCAGGTTCTGCTTTAGCTAATAAAGGATTAATAAAACCTAAAACAAAAAAAGTAAAAGTAATACAAGGTGAAGGTTATCCAGAATTAAGTGACTATTCAAAATCGCAGATCAAAAAAGGTTCAAAATCTAAAAATAAAACTACTAGAGGTAAAGAAGTTACTATTACTAAGTTTAACGTTCCTAAGTCAGATTATAAAAGTTATAAAGATTTATACAAACAAGATAGAAAGTTTTTTGATGCAAATAATAATGAGCTTTCAAGAAATAAATTAGTTAGAGGAGATCAAAAAAACGCTATGATACTTGATCCTAAATCTAAAACATATAGTGGTCCTGATATAATTAAAGTAAAAAAACAAAGTAAAGAAGTAGATAAACATCTTAATAGAGGTTTAATGGGTTTTAATTAATAGTTATGAAGAAAAAATTAAGAGAAACTAAAGTAGGTGCTTTTTTAGCAAGTAAAGTTCCTGGAGTTTTAACAGCTATAGGCGACGTGCTACCTGATCAAGGGACTTTTGGTATAGTAAAAAATCTTATAACAAGTGATCCTAAGATAGAGCCACAAGATAAAGAAATGGCTATGAAACTTCTTGAACAAGATATAGCTGAAATGAAAGAAGTATCAAGCCGGTGGAGAGCAGATATGAAATCAGATTCTTGGTTAAGCAAAAACACAAGACCACTAGCACTAGCTTTTTTAACGCTTGCATCTGTGTTTATAATGTGTGTTGATTCTTTTCACATGCAGTTTGATGTAGATACAGCTTGGGTTGATTTATTAAAAACATTACTAGTTACAGTATATGTAGCGTATTTTGGTTCAAGAGGCGCAGAAAAAATTACAAATATAAAAAAATAAAAAATGCAAAAAGGAGTACAAGGCAATGAAGCAGCTCAAGCTAGGGTATTTGCTCATGATGCAATACCAGTAGTGGTAGGTGCTATTAATTGGAGCGCTTTTAATGGCGGTATTAAAATAACAAGTGGTGGTAATGGTGGAGCTAATCCGTATGTAGTAGGTGATGAAATAACTTTAACAGTTGGATCAGGTACTAACAGAGCAGTATTTGTTGTAGATGAAGTTGATGCTAATGGATTAGTTACAAGAGTATCTCAAAAATATACACCAGCAACTTTAGCTTATTCTTCAGGAGCAGCTTACACTGTAGGTTATAGTGCAACGCAACATGCTACTACATCTACTGCTGGAACTGGGTTTACAGCTGATGTTGAAGATATAAATTTACCAAATACTCAAGAAAGAGGAGCTTGTATATATGTAGGAAATACACAAACAACTTTAGTTGTTATAATGGAATCAGGAAGAGAAATTACTTTTAAAAACGCTCAACAAGGTAATTTCTTACCAATACAAGTTGTTAGAGTAGTTTCTTGGAATACTGGTACAGTAGGAGACGTTTTAGCTTTATATTAAGATATGTTTTTAGGAATAGGTAATTCAGTCCCTATATCTAAAGGTGGGCATAGACCTCCAGATCCAGGATTTGAGTATGATCCAATAGCTTGGTGCCAAGATGATGGTGCTCAAGCGCCAACAGTTACTGGAGATCCAGGAGGTGTTTTTAGCTATGTAAATGAAGCAACTGGTACTGCTACTGGCCTTAGTAGTTTTGACACTGCTACAGGAGCAATAGGCGCTAATTCTACACCTGGTTCATATGCTATAACTTATACTGTTAATGGTGTATCAGAAACTGATGTAATAACCATAAGTCCTGACGTTTCTACTTCTTTTACATATCCATCAACTGTAGAAAATAGATTTACAGTTTCTCCTACACAAGCAGTTGCTACAGCTGGAGTATATAGTTTTACAGTAAATCCTGGCAATATAACTTTTGCTAATGGTGCTGCAACATCTACAACTGGTGAAATAAATTTAACAGGAGCAACATTAGGTTCTTATACTGTCCAGTTCTTACCTAACTCAAGCTGTGGTAATCCTACTACAGCTAGCTTTACAGTCGTACAAGCTTTTGAATCATTTGAGTTTACAATACAAACATCTAGTCCTAATGAGACTTTTACAATACCAACTACAGGTAGTGGTTATAGCTATCACGTTGACTGGGGAACTGGCACTGCTGGACAAGATAATTTTGCAGGTCCTTATACAGGTAATGTGACTTCACCAGTATACAACTCTGCTGGTACATACACTGTAAAAATAGGCATATTAAACGATACTTTTCCTAGAATATATTTTAACAATGGTGGCGATAAAGATAAGATGAGGAATATAGTTAAATGGGGTGAGTTTCAATGGACAAGCTTTTTAGCTGCTTTTAGTGGTTGTTCTAATTTAGATGTAATAGCTTCAGATACACCTGATTTAAGTAATTGTAATAATTTTAACGAGATGTTCTTTCGTTGTTTTCCATCATTAACTGGAACTACAGCAGGAACTAATTGGAATTGGACCTTTAACAACAACGCATCTAATTTTGGTGAAATGTTTAGAAGAGCTGGTAATTTTAATGGAGATATATCTAACTGGAATACTTCTAAGGTTACTGATATGAACTATATGTTTGCAATGGATGCTCAAGCTACAAAACATCAGTTCGATCAAAACATAGGCTCTTGGGACGTTGGCGAGGTTACCAATATGTCTAATATGTTTAATAACAGTATATTTAATCAAGACATTGGCAATTGGGATACTTCAAAAGTTACTAGTATGTCTTTTATGTTATCAGGTAATGCTAACTTTAATCAGGATATAAACACTAAAGATTATGCAGCTGGTAATAGGATAGCTTGGGACGTATCTGCTTGTACTGATTTCCAATATATGTTTAGCAATTCTATAGGTTTTTCAACAAGTGTTAATAAATGGAAAATACATACAGGATCTAGCAATGTAAATATGAACAATATGTTTGCAGGTGCTACAAGTTTTAATAGCAGCTTGAATACAGAGCAATTTACTGTTGGTCAAGGAAGTTATCAACAAACGTATTTAGCTTGGGATATTCAAAAAGTAAATAATTTATCTAACGTAATAAAAAATACTCAAGTAAATACATCTTTAAGTAATTGGGATACATCAAACGCAACTACAATTCAAGAACTTTTTAAAGATACTTCATTTAATCAACCTTTAATAAATCAACAAGTAACAGTTGGCACAGGAGCAACTGCTAGAACATACAATGCTTGGGATGTTTCAAACATAACAAATATGTATAGAGTATTTAGAGATAATAACGCTTTTAATCAAGATTTAAGTTCTTGGGATATTAACACTAGTGGAAATGTTAATATGTCTCAAATGTTTTATAGTGCTGATAGTTTTGATCAAGATTTAAGCAATTGGACAGTAACAAATGTTAATAATTTTTCTCAGTTTTTGAATGGCGTTGCTTTATCAACTAATAACTATGATGCTATTTTAACCGCTTGGGATGCACAAGGTGCTATGGCATATTCAGGTACAGCTGATTTTGGTGATTCAGTACCATCATGTGATAATGCAGCTAGTAACGGTGCTTTTGCAGCTAGAGCTAGTTTAATAACTAAATGGGGTGGTATATCAGATAAATTTTCTCAAAATAATACTTGTCAACCTTTAGCAGGTTTTAATTATACATCAACTGCTTATTGTGCTAATGGCTCAGATGTAACACCTACAATAACTGGAACTGTTGATCAAACTCTACCTTTAGGTGGCAATATATCAGACGCTTGGTCTGCTTCTGATTACTTTCAGTCTTTTAAATTTAAAGTTACAACTCAAACTACAAATGAAACTTTTACGTTTAATGGTTCAGGTAGTTATCATATTGATTGGGGTGATGGTAATGGTTTTCAAGGCCCATATACAAATGCTCAATCTTTTCAATATTCAACTATTGGCCAACAAAATACAGTTACTGTAGGGCAATCTGGAGATCAACTGCATGTATCTTACTCTTATGGTGACGCTAACGTAACAAAAATAACTGAAATATCTCAATGGATGGAAGGTTTAAACACTAGTGCTTTAAAGTTCCAACATACTAATACTAGATTTGCTCCGCTAAATATAACAGCGACTAATGTACCTGGTTTTAGAGATATTAGTTCAGGTGGTTCATCTTTATATAGAATTTTTGCTAATTTACCTTCTACAAATGGTATTGTTGATTCAGGAGACAATTTAAGTAAATGGAATTTAAATGATATTACTGATATAGGCCAGTTTTTTGGTCCAAGCGGCACCGGGGTACCAACTTCTTTTAATCCAAATACTAAGCAAGTTACTTATAATAATGAAACTTATTTAGCTTGGGATATTAAAAATGTTACAAGTGTACAAGACTCACACGTTCAAACTAGCACAGCTCCTACTAATTGGGATACTTTAGGCGTTACTAATTTTACTTCGTTAGAATTAGAAAATATACAAGTTCCTTATCAAAGTGTAACTGTTGGTAGTAGAACATACAATCAATGGGATATAAGTGATGGTGTTAGTTTTCAAAATTTATTTTCTAACAACTTTGATAATACTTCTCCAAAAGATTGGATTTTAGGTTCTCAATTGAGTAATACAAATAATAGATTATGGTTTAGTTATCCAGCACCTTGGGGTGGGGCATCTAATCAAAGTGACAACTATACTAATTGTTGGATAGGCTGGGCAATAACTATTTACAATGGAGTTGCTTCAAAAGGTTACTCTCAGCATTATTTAACTAATTTAGACTTATCAAGTGCACACGTTCATTATAATGGTAAATTTAATAATAGTTTAGCTATAAATTCTACTTTACATCCTAATGCCCCTAGTTCTTGGTCTACGGCTCAAGATGCTGCAGATTACTTAGTTAATACTCAAGGATGGACAGTTAATACAGGATTTTTTTAAAATACTAATATGGCATTACAGATAAATAGCACAACAGGTGAAATAGATGTATCGGCTTCAACTCCAGGTAAATATATTATAACTAGAACCGTTACTAATAGTCCTGGTAGTTTGTCTTCTAGTGCGACTGATACTGTTACTATTAATCCTGCTGACAATGCTGCGTTTAGTTATTCAGGTAGTCCTTATGATATAGCTAGTGCAAGTAATCCAACACCAACTATAACCGGGTTATCAGGTGGTACATTTAGTTCTATAAGTGGTTTTAATTTTGATGGTACAGATGATATAACTTTACCTAGTATTACATTAAGTAATGATTTTAGTTTTAGCTTTTGGTTTTATACAACTAGCGCAACTGCTACAATGTATTTCTTTGGTGAAGGAGCTAATTGGTGTAGGATTGTCAATGGAGTATTTGATGTTAAATTTAATGGAAGTCAACTAACTGATAATCCTTCTCCAGCTGCTGAGCCTACTTTTACTATACCAACTAATCAATGGAATAATGTAATATTAGTTAAAGATTCTAATAGTTTAATCCAAGTTTATTTTAACGGACAAGTTGATACTAATTACACTCCAAAAGGAGTAACTCAACCTGGTGGAAGTGGAAATCAAAACCAACCTTTCTCACCTGGGTTTATAGGTAGAAGAAGTCCTAACTACTTTACTGGTAAGTTGTCTAGTTTTGCTCTTTGGAATTCAGATCAATCTTCTAATATATCTAATATATACAATAACGGAGTTCCTCAAGGTTCTTATACTTCAACTCCTTATGTTTGGTATAAAATGAGTAATGATGCTACTTATAATTCTTCAACATCAACTTGGTCAATACCTAACGCTGCAAATCCAGGAACATTAGATGCTTCTAGCACTACGCTTCCTTCAAACTCTTTAGATTATTTAGATGTTAATTCTTCAACTGGACTAATATCATTATCTACTTCAAACATAGGTACATATAGTGTATCTTATAACACTACAGGAGCAACTGGAAGTTTATGCCCAGCTACAGATACACAAACTGTTCAACTAGTTAATACTAATTTTGATTATCCAAGTGCTGTTTGTAATGCTGCTGGATCACCAACAATATCACCAACTAATTTCTTACAGCAAACAGGTGGAGTCTTCTCTATATCACCTACTTCTGGAGCGCCTGGTATAGATACTACTTCAGGTCTTTTGTCACCTGCAGGATCTACAGCTGGAACATATGCTATAACATATACAATAGGTAGTAATTCAACTACTAAAAATGTTACATCAACTAACGTATTAGCTCCTTCTACAATAACTAATACAAGTACTTTAAGTTTTAATGGTACTAGTAGTTATATAGATGCTGGTAGTAGTAGTGATTTTCAATTTCAAGCAAGCGATTCGTTTAGTATATCAGCTTGGATATATCCTACTGTTTCACAAGCAAATCGCCAAATGATTATAGGCAATAGAAATTGGGCTACAGTTCCATATCAAGGATGGGATTTTAGAACATCATTGCAAGGTGGAGTTAATAGAATAGAAATGGTTTTTGATAGTGGAACTACTGTGGCTTCCTACTACACAACAACAGGTGTTAGTTTAAATCAATGGCATCACGTCGTTGGAGTTTACGATGCTTCTCCATCTGCAATAGGTGATAGGTTTAGTTTTTATATTAATGGTTCACTAGTTGGAAAAGCTGCCACTCCGCCTTCTCAAATTCCAGCTACCATCACATATGCAACAAAGCTTACAGTAGGAGCTATTCAAGATCAAAATGGAAGTCAATATGCTTTTTGGAATGGTAAACTAGACGAAGTTGCAATTTGGAATAAAGTTCTTACATCTTGCGATGTAGCTGGTATTTATCAAGCAAGTTCAAATGGAATTACAGCTGATCTATCAACTGTATATCCAAGCAATTTAAAATATTATAATCGAATGGGAGACTAATTATGGCAGGTAAATTTGTACAAGGTAATTGGTTATTACCAAATAATGTTAACGCTAATAAGCAGAGTAATTATAGTTTTTATTTTGATGGAAGTAGCTACGTAGATATGCCAGATCTTGATTTAGGTACTGAACACCAAAGAACTTATTCAATGTGGATTAATTTAAGTGGAAGTTCAATACCTAATGCTTACCAAACATTAATTGGAAGTAACGTAGGCGCATATAAGAGACTTATTTCTATAAATAGTACTTATGTACAATACAAGGTTGGCTTATCTAACGATATTTCATTTACATATGGTCAGTCTATTACTGCAGGTAACTGGCACCATATTGTTATAACTCAAAATTTACCCTCTGGCGCTAGTAATTTTACTGCACAGTTATTTGTTGACGGAACTTTAATACAAACAAAACAAGAAAGTGCTTATTGGCTTAATCAAGGTCAAACATCTCAAGCAAATAGAATTGGAGCAAGTAATACTCCTGATAGATATACAACCGGTAAAATAGATGAAGTAAGTATTTTTACAAGAGTTTTATCTTCTTCAGAAGTTAGTAGTTTATATAATTCAGGTGTTCCAGGTAATCCATTTGATTTATCAGGTGATCCTGTTGCTTATTATAAATTAGGTGAAACAGCAATTGGTCAAGCACCAGGTGGGACCTGGAATTGGCAGGTACCTAATCACGCGCAAAGTCAACAAGCAATTGAAGCTACTAACGCAAATGACTTTACACAATTAGTAACACCTATAACACAATTAGGAAATACGCATACACTTTCTATATGGATAAATTCTAATGGAAATACTGGTATTCCAATAGGTCAATTTTTTGTTCAAGGAAATATATCTTCATATTATAATCCTTATACAAATTCAGCAGATGGTGTTTATATTACTACTGATTCATCTAATAATCAAGGTTTACCTTTAAGTTCTATAATATATAGATCTAATAGCAATCAACTAACGGCTTCAATAGGACAGCTTGATGATGATAATTGGCATAATTTGATAATAGTAAGAACTCCAACTGCTGTTAAAGCATATATTGATGGCGGTTCTGAATTAACTTTGTCTGGAGCAACTTTAACTGCTAATGATACATATTTGTTAAGATTTTTAACAGGCATATACTCAGCTCAAGGCGCTGCTTGGAGTGGTTTAGTTAGTAATGCTGCTGTTTGGTTAAGTGATAGATCTTCTGAAGTTGCTAACATATATAATGGTGGCGAACCTCAAGCCGCTTATACAACAGCACCTGATTATTGGTGGAAGTTAGATAATTCTACAAAAATTAGTACTGTTCCTCCTACTACAGGCACAACGCCTATAATTAATTATAAAACTATATCTTCAAATACTTTAACTACTTTTAATAGTAAAACAGCTGTAATTAACCACGGGTATGGTTTTAGCAGTGGTATTGCAATGCTTTTTGATAACCAAATAAACTTAGGTACACAAAACACTGTTTCTTATTGGTTATTAAGCGCGCCGTTTCAAACAAGTAAACCTAAGTTTAATACACACGGTGGTGGTGTTAATATATTTGCTAATTATTCAGATCAAGTTGGGGTAGGTACTTATGGTGGAGCTTATATATTAAAAGGACCTGTTAACGATGTAATAACTTTTGAAATTTACAATAGCACAAGCTCAAGTGAAAAAGCAACTTTAACTTTTAGCCAAGCTAACAACCCTACAGAATATGCTAAGATATTTGATCTTAATTACCACAATTGGATGTTTGTAAGAGATGGTTCTAATGTATCTTTTTATTTTGATAACGTATTAATAGATTCTTCTACTAGTTTAAATGCCACTAATAATACTGTATTAGTAAGATTTTCAGGAACAATGGGAACTGCAGCTAGTCCAACTGCTAACTGGGGCGGTAATAAGTTTTCAAATGGAGTAGAAGTTGACGAAATATCTTTGTTTAATAAAGCTTTAAGTAGTTCAGAGCGAGCTACTCTTTATAATTCAGGAAATGCTGGAGATATATCTTCGCTAAGTCCTTCTATTTGGTATAATGGCGATAGTGTAGATTTTACAAATAGTAAAATGCTTGATTTATCTGGTAATTCTAATGACGCTTCTCTTGTAAATACTAATAATGGATCTAGTAATACTGGTTTATTAACTAATTTTCAACAATTTTTAATATATAAAGAAGGCGCTTTTGCTGGAGGTAGTGCTGGTACTGCTGGTTTAGCTTTAGTAAATACTGATTTAGGTTTACATAACCCACTTTATTCTCAGTTTAGTAATTTTTTCAATAATACTGCTTCTGATAGAATATCTATACCTTATGTTTTACCAGCTGGAACAACAAAGTTTTCAGTTAGTATATGGGGTAATATACCTGCGCTAACAACTTCAGTAAATAAATGTTTAATAGCTCAACAGCCTACAGGTGGTACTACGTCAGAAGGTTTTTCAATATTTACTTCAAATGCATATCCAAATACTAACGTCTGGTTTAAAGTAGAGAACAATACAAGCACTCAAACTACTTCTAATATTGTTTTTGGAGAATGGTTCCACATATTAGCTACTTACGATTCTGGAACAGCTAAAATATATTTTAATGGGGTTTTAGAAGATACAACAACTGGTGTAACTTCTCCTTTAACAACAGTAAATACTACACAAACTATTCTTGGGTCTTTAAATCCTAGCGGTATAACAATACCAATGGAAGGTAACTTAGATGATTGTGCTATTTGGTCTGGAACTACATTAACAGGTCAACAAGCTGCGCAAATATATAATAATGGTAAACCAAGTGATATAAGTTCTTTATCACCAACTAATTGGTGGAAACTAGGTGATTCATCTTATACTAACTCTAGTAATTATTATGTTTTTCCAAATGAAATTTCAAATGCGCCAGACGGAATAAGTCATACAGCTTATAAACCTTCAATATCTGCTCACGCCCCTGAAGTTTTAGGTCCTGGAGCTACTTTAGGTTTTGTAGAACTAGATAAAAAAGGTGATGCACCTAACTCAACAAATAATGCTATAAGTTATAATATATTAAAAACTGATCAAAGTGTTTATACACCTAAATACGTAAGCCAATATACTGTAGATAATAATTATAGTATGGCATTTGATGGAGTAGATGATTATTTTAGTATAGGAACTAACATTGATGTAACGGGTAATAAAACTTTTTCTTTTTGGATTAAAAGAGACGCAAATGCGGGTGCTAATGATGGAGGTATCTTGAGTATTGTGCCAACAGGAGCAACAAGTGATTTTATAGATTTAGCTATTTTTCAAGACCAAATACAAGGAGTAACTGCTAATGGAAATGCTAATCAAAGAGTTGCTACTACTATAAGCAAAGACGTTTGGATTCATATAGCAGTTGTAAAAAACTCAAGTGCTATTACTAATATATATATAAATGGAGTTAATCAAACTTTAACTTCTGGTGGTCAGTGGAGTTATAACGCTATTAGTACTCCAAGACATCAGATAGGCAAATCAACTGGATATTATTTCCACGGATTAATAGACGAAGTAGCAATATTCGATACAGCATTAACAGATGATCAAATTAAGTTTGATATTTATGGAGCTTCAACAACAGCTAATAAATCAGCTGATTTTATTAATAATCCAAATCTACCTAATCCGGTAGCTTGGTACAGAATGGGAGATTAATTATGAGCACAGAGTTTTATAATACGCAGTGGCATATGCCAAATGAGGCTAATAAAAATAAACGAGCTAATCATAGTTTACAGGCAAATACAACTTCAGGAGAAAAAGTAGAAGTAACAAATCTACCTTTTTCAGATTCTCAAAGTTGGACAATTAGTTTTTGGGTAAAACCTACAACTATCACAGCTGCAGCTTTGACTTTTGGTGGTTCTGAATTATATTCTGGAGCTGGTGGATTTATTCTTTATCTTAATAATCCAGGAATAATACAATTTTATAGTAACCCAAATAGAACGTATTTTGCTTTTCAAACTGGTAGTAACGTTGTTTCAGTTAATACTTGGCACCATGTTATTTTTAAATATAATTATGGAGTTGATTATAGAATATATGTAGATGGTATTTTACAAGCGGTAAGTACAGGTAATGGAGGTAGTGATTTATCATATCAATGGCCTACGCAAGACTTTGGTTTATTTGAATCAGCTTCGCCAAGTTACGCAGGCTACAGATTAAGAGGAGCTTTATCTGATTGGTGTTTCTTTAACTACGCTTTATCAGATACTGCTACTAGTGTTGGTGATACAGCAACTGGCCAAATAGCTCAACTTTATGGTGATGGTTTATCGCTGTCTAATCCAATGAGTTTATCTCCTGCTCCTACAGTATATTATCCATTATCTGACTCTGTTTGGAACGGCTCCAACTACATAACACCAAACAATGCTGTACAAGATTATGTTTTTGATAATACAAATAATACTAGAGTATTAACACGTATAAGCGTTAGTGACTTAACTAATTGTACACAAGCAGTTTGGTTTAAAACAAGTACTAATGCACAATCAAATAAATATTTATTTTTTTGCGGGCCTTATAGCACTTTTTCTATAAGTTTACAAGGTACAGATACTGTAAGAGGTGATATTATAGTTAATCCTGCAACTTCAGGTGCAAACCCAAGTGTTACTTTTAGTTATGCAGATGGAAAATGGCATCATTATATTTTAAATTTTGATGGTTCTGGTGTTAGTATGTATATAGATGGCGTTTTGGTAGCTCGACAAGCAAGATCTGGAACTTTAAGAAATGGAACTACATTTACAGCTATAGGAAATGTGTCAGGACTTAATTCTAATGCAGGAGCAATTGGAGAGTTTTCAAATTTTATAGCATACGAACATACTCTTACAGATGGTGGTGTTTCAGTAGGTGATGTAGCTGGTGGAGAAATAGCTACTCTCTACAACAATGGCTCACCAATAAAAACTTTAGCTAATATACCTCAAAGCTCTAACCTAAAAGCTTGGTATAAACTTGATGCAAGTGAGATTTATGATAATTCAACTACGGAGTGGGAAATTAACAATAGTTCAAATCCTTCTATATATAATAATTTTATGGACTTTAATAATTTCTACATGAAAGTCTATCCTATTGGAAGTGGGAAAAATAGTACAGGTGGACTTACTTTACCTGATACTTATACTATTAGTTGGTGGGCTAAAACAAGCTTGTCTAGCAATGGTGGTTTTTTTGAAGGAGAACTCCACACTGGAGGAGATAGTGCTCCTTGGGGAAATATATTTAGATATAACAGTATTAGCGGTGGTAAGTATAGATTGTATAATGCTGGCAGCCCGGTTGATGTAACATCAGATATAGCTAACGGTGCATGGCATCACATTTTATTAACGTATGATAGCAGTACTACAACAGTAACAGTTTATACTGACAACGTACAAACATTTACTTCTTCTTCTAGGAATTATGGAACAGGAAACAATATAGGTCGTATAGGAAGCGGTAGTGATGGAAGTTCATATTACACTGGAGACATGTCTAATATATCAATATGGGATGGTGTTGTAACAAATTCTCAACGTGATGAACTATATAATAATGGAGCTCCAAAAGACTTAACAAATAACTCTAATTATTCTAACTTAAAGCATTGGTATATATTTAACAGCCAAACAACAGGCACAAGAACGCTTAATGATCAAAAAGGCTCTAACAATTTATTAGCTTATTCTCAACACACGCCAGCTTTCGGCTTTATAAATACATTAGCTGGTAATAGCGCAGGAATGTCTAGATCAAATCTTATTCAAAGTAATTTAATTAGGGTGTTTAATGACAATGTTTTAAGTCTTTCTGGAGGAACAGCTGCATATGCTCAAACTGGCTCAGGATTTTACCCATCTTCAGGTAATTTTACTTTTTCTGTTTGGTTAAAAAACACTAGTACTAGTAGAGGTGGTATATTTAGTAAAGGTACTTCTTTATCAAATGCTTCAGAATTTGGGCTTGCAATAGCTGGTACTGGTGGAAACTTTACAACTGGAGGATCAGCTGATAATGGCAAGCTTGTATTTATGTTTGACGCTGCTAGTGCTCCTGCTAGTACTTATTTAGCAACATCTGAAGTTTTAGAAAGTAATAAATGGTACAATTTTGTAGCGACATATACTCCTGGTGATTTAAAGCTTTATTTAAATGGATCGATTAGTAGTTCAACTACTAGTATAACTAAAAATACTTTTTCTGATCAAAGACCGAAACTTAACGTTGCTCTTCAAAATGGTTGGAATTTTAAAGGACAAACTAGTAATTGGGCTTTTTTTGACACTGTGTTATCACCTACTGAAGTAAAAGAAATATGGAACAATGGGCTTCCTGGAGATTTAAAGTCTCATTCAAAAACGGCTAATTTAAAAAATTGGATTAAAGGTGTTAAAGGTGCTGGTAATCAAGTTTTATTAGATTATGTAGGCTCAACAGCTTTTACTGGAAGCTATACAATAGGACCTCCAATATCAAGTGGTTTTACAGATTTTCAAGGAACTAGTAGCGGATTTAGTGCTCCTAGTAATACTGTTACAAATATTATTAGCGACGCCCCTTACTCTAATAACAATGCTGTAAGTGTTGATATGCAGCCTACTAATAATGGAGCAATTTCTAATACTTGGGGTACTCCTACGAGTGGTAGAACTACTGAAACACCTGAAGTAACGTAAAAACCACTTAAAACAAGTAAATATATAAATAAGAAATATAATTAATTAAATCTAATCAAATGAAAATCAAAGAAAAAGAATTGAAAACTATTCAAGAGCAACAAACAAAGCTTAATGAATTAGTTCATAACATCGGTTTATTAGAAAGCCAAAAACACGGGCTACTACATGATATAGCTAAAGCTAATAAAGAAATAGAAGACTATAAAGAAGTATTAGAAAAAGAATATGGTGCTATAAATATTAGTTTAGAAGACGGAACTTATACTGAAATAGATGTCGAAGATAAGAAAGATTAGCATAGGCTCTGATTATAAAAATGATGCAATGCATTATTCTATAGGTCAAGAGGTGTACGGAGGACACACTATTAATGATATACTTTTTGAAGATAAAGACCAATCATATAATATTTTTATAAGTAAAAATAATGAAGTTTTGCCTTGGAAAAAGTTTAATTCTAATATGGCTATATCTGTAGAATACGATCTTAAATATTAATGAAAAGTTTGTATAGCTTTATTGTTAAGCCATTAAATGAAAGGTATGACAATATACGAAGAGTTGATGATACTAACCTTATTATCAATACTAGCATTGAAAATCATAGATTTGTTAGTAAAAAAGCTGTAGTAATAGAAACCCCTGTAGCTTATAATACTAAAATAAATATAGGAGATGAATTATATGTTCATCATAATATATTTAGAAGATGGTACGATCAAAAAGGCAAAGAGCGCAATAGCTCAACTTATTTTAAAGATAATATGTATTTTGTGTCACCTGATCAAATATACATGTATAATGATAAGTGTCATTTAGATTATTGCTTTGTAAAACCTATTATTAACAAAAATTATTTAAGAGTAGAAAAAGAACGACCTAATGTTGGAATACTAAAATATACTAATAGTTCCTTAGAAGCTCTTAAAATAACACCTGGAGCGCTTATTACGTTTACTCCTAACTCTGAGTTTGAGTTTATTGTTAATAATGAGCGACTTTATTGTATGAAATCAAATGATATAGCTTTAATCCATGAATACAAAGGAGACGAGAAAGAATATAATCCAAGCTGGGCGAAAAGCAGTTGACGAATTAATTAAAGTTGCTAAAGAGCCTATAGTAGACACAGGTGAAGATGTTTCAGCTGATAGATTAAAGAATGCAGCTGCTACAAAAAAACTTTGTATAATGGACGCTTTTGAAATATTACAACGTATTGAAGAAGAGGAAAATACATTAAACGGTATAGATAAACCAAAAGAAGTTAAATCATTTAAAGGTTTTGCAGAAGGGAGAAGTAAGTGAGTTACGAACAAACACTTTGGAAAGAGATTAAAGACATTGTAAATCCTAAAATATTAGCTAAAAACAATAGGTTTAAAAAATGGGAGTATGGTTATAACTCTGATTATGATTTTATAGTAATAAGTAAAACAGGTAAAATTGGACAAATCATTGAAATACAGAATCTCAGGATTGCTTTACCAGCAGCAGATAAATCGTATAAACGAAGCAAAAATAAAGCGGAGCAATATTGGGAAAAATTTGAATACCCTAAAGAGTTACAAAGAATAAAGACTAGATTTGATTGGGAAGAATACTCAGTTGATTTTAAAGAAAAATGGTACGAATATATAGATGAAGAATTTAATAGACGAGAAAAGGGATTTTGGTTTTGTAATGATGGTGTTGATACTTACATTACTGGCACTCATTACATGTACTTGCAGTGGTCAAAGATCGACGTTGGAGCACCTGACTATAGAGAAGCAAATAGACTCTTCTTTATATTTTGGGAAGCATGCAAAGCGGATGATAGGTGTTACGGAATGTGCTACCTTAAAAACAGAAGGTCTGGATTCAGCTTTATGTCAAGCGCGGAACTTGTTAACCAAGCTACAATATCTTCCGATTCTAGATACGGTATATTGTCCAAAACTGGTGCCGATGCCAAAAAAATGTTCACAGATAAAGTTGTCCCAATATCCGTTAACTACCCGTTCTTCTTTAAACCTATTCAAGACGGGATGGACAGGCCTAAAACTGAACTGGCATATAGAGTTCCAGCCTCGAAGCTTACTCGTAGAAAGCTCCAGGAAAATATTAAAGAATTAGAACTAGAAGGATTAGATACAACTATTGACTGGAAAAATACTGGTGATAACTCATACGATGGTGAAAAGCTAAAATTATTAGCTCACGATGAAAGTGGTAAATGGGAAAGACCTGATAATATATTAAATAACTGGAGAGTTACAAAAACTACATTGCGTCTAGGATCAAGGGTTGTAGGTAAATGTATGATGGGCTCAACATCAAATGCTTTAGATAAAGGTGGAGACAACTTCAAAAAACTATACTACGCTTCTGACGTTACTAAAAGAAATAGAAACGGACAAACATCTTCTGG